GTGCCTTCCGTTGGTCATGCGGATGGGGTGGGGTGCCGGCCCCCGCGGACGCGGGGGGATGTACGCCCGCGGGGGCCGGCGGTCTGGGGGGTTAGCGGTTGAGGTCGGCCTTGCTGACACCGGCCGCGACCGCGGCGGCGATCAGCTGGTGGGCGGCCTGGAGTTCGTCGGCCGTCATCTCCGGGCCGGTCCCGTCGAGGAAGCCGGCGACCTGTGCGTCGGCCTCGACCAGAGCGGCGGCAAGGGATGCGTTGCTGGGCATGGCGGTGCCTTCCGTTGGACAAGCGGGAAAGGGAGGGACTAGCGGCCGTGCTGGCTGTCGAGGGCGGCGAGCAGGTCGCGCAGGGCGAAGTCGAGGCCGACGGCGGCGCCGATCATCGCGTCCCGGTCGTGGATGTTCGCCTTGGCCTTCTCGTCGAGAACCTTGCGGGCCCGGTCGATGGCCTTGTCCAGCGGCGGCACGATGGGGTGCCCGTCCCTCTCCGGGTCGTGCAGCGGGGTGTAGGAGGTGCTCACTGGGTGCCTCCGGTCGCGCCGGCGCGGGCGGCTTCCTGAGCGCGGCGGGCCTGCTCGGCACCCTCAGCAGCCTTGGCGGCGCGGTGCAGGATGCGGACCGTCTCGCGGTCGGCGGAGGTGAGGTCGGCGGACCCGAACATCACGTCACCAGCCGCGGAGGGCGATGGCGCGGCGCCGGGCGGTCGTGCCGGCGGGCGGGAGCTTCGCGTAGACGGTCTGCTCGACCAGTACGCCGGCCTTGATGCGGCCCGAGACGAGCGGGCGGCGCTGGGATCCCGGGCAGGCCGGGATAGAGTTCTGCTCAGCCATCAGGGTCTCCTTTACAGACCTGAGTGGTTAGGCCTCGTCTCGGTGTGTGGAAGCCCGAGATGGGGCCGCTTGCGTGCCGGGGTACGGGAGGCGGTGGAAGACGCCTTCCCGAGTGGCACTCCACTAACGTAGCGCGTTCCCTAGACCGTGGCAATCCACTGTGGGACGATTCCTTCATGCCAGCCGGAATCCACCTCACCAAAGCCCGCACGTACCGCCCCGACCCCGACGTGTACGCGCGCGCACAAGAAGCCGTGAAGACGGTGGACTCCGACATGAACCGGCACATCAACGCCTTCCTGCGCTGGCTTGTTGGCGATACGGACGAGCTGCCGGAACGACCGGCAAGCAAGCCGAAGGCGGAGTGAGATTCCTCATGCCTTCAAGCCTGGCGGCCAGCTGCTTACCGCCCAACGGCATGACGGTGCAGTGGCAGTGCAGTCCCAGTGCATCCGCAGTGCAGTTCCCCAGCATCCGACCGGCTGGAGCCTGAAAGTGGACGTTATCGGCAGGTGGACAGGCCAGGCAGCTAGCCAGCTGCAGGACGCGCTCCGCATGACGAATCAGGCGTTCGCTGACCGTCTCGGCGTCAACCTGCGGACGGTCGCCACCTGGCACAGCCGGCCCGGGATCGTTCCTCGCACCGAGATGCAGGCGGCATTGGACACGTTGCTGCAGGGGGCTGATCCATCGGTGCGGTTGAGGTTCAAGAGCGGGCTGCGGCCCGCAGGCGCGGTGCAGGCGCAAGCCCTGCGCGTGGCGATCGCGGTGGTCGTCAAGGATGCGAGCGTGCTACTCGTTTGCCGCCGCGGGGATGACTCGCTGTCGTGGCAGTTCCCGGCGGGCATGGTGAAGCCGGGCCGCACGCCCGCCGCCGTCGCGGTGGAGGAGACGCACGCCGAGACCGGTGTCCGCTGCACGGTCCGGGAGCATCTCGGGTCACGGGTCCACCCGCTGACTGGCGTGGTCGCCGAGTACGAGCTCGCCGACTACCTGATGGGCGAGGCCGAGAACCGGGATCCGATCGAGAACGCCGACGTGGCCTGGGTTCCGATCTCCGCCCTGCCGAAGTTCATTCCGCCTGACCGCATCTTCCCGCCGATCCTGGAGGCACTCGCATGACCGATAGCAAGCCCGCCATCTCCGCCGCGATCATCGTCCAGGAAGGCCGGGTGTTGATGGTCCGCCGCAAGATCTCCGAGGGCGAGCTGATGTGGCAGTTTCCCGCGGGCGGCATCGAGGCCGGCGAGTCGCCGGAGAAGGCGGCGGTGCGGGAGACGCTCGAGGAGGCAGGCCTCGAGGTCAAGGCGCTCCGCGCGCTCGGGGACCGGGTGCATCCGAAGACAGGGGCGGTCATGCACTACGTCGCGTGCGAGGTCGTGGCCGGCGAGGCTACGGTCGCGGACCCTGAGGAGCTCGACGCAGTCGCGTGGGTGCGGCACGACGAGATCGCCGACTATGTGCCCTACGGCCTGTTCGACAAGGTTCAGACCTACCTCGACGTCGAGCTCGTCTCCGCCTGACCTTGAACGCACGACAAGGCCCGCACCCGAGGAACCGGGTGCGGGCCTTGTCGTTGTCCACGGCATGGATGAGCGCGTGCCGCTGGTGACGATGGATGAGCTGCGGAAGGTGGTCGCCTTGCTGCTGGTGCTGGCCGACAGCGGGGACGACATCGGGCTGGAGGCCGAGCGGATGGCGCACGACCTCGCGCTCAGGCTGCCGGCGGGCTAGGGGATCTCAGGGATCGCCGTGTGCGGGTCGTTCCGTGGCTGCTTGATGACGAGCTGGTGGTACTCGCCCTCCGCATCGTCGGCGAATGCATTCGTCGAGTTGTGGCCCAGCTGGCGCATGAAGGAGTCGAGCTCTTCCCACAGAAGGATCCAGTGGTCACTACTGCTGTACTGCTTCTTCAGCCAGGCGTCGAGGGCTTGGTCACAGCGGCCTTTATGGGCGGCGTACAGAGGTGACTGCTGACGGACCTCGTCCGTTCCGTGAACGACCTTGTAGGCCCAGACGATGTTGCCTGTCCCGACGACCTGCCTGCGGCAGGCATCGCACACCACGGCGGGGCAGTTCATTGCCTCGGGTGGGCCGCTGCGGGGCACGTACTCGATCACGGTTCCTCCGGTTGAGGTCGGTGCGGATCGGCAGGATACGGGCAAGTAGCCTCACGCCGCGGCCCTCTGCGCGAGCGGCAGGCTGAGCGCTTCGGCGTGCCCGTACCGCGTGCGGCAGGCAGGGCAGTCGACGGCGTCCGTGTCGAGGGTGATGCGCAGGGTTTGGCCGCAGCGGCAGGCGACGCCTATGCGGCGGGGGGCTCGTTCGCCGGAGATCTGCCCTTCGCACTGGCGCTTCATCTGCCAGACCTCGCGGGCAAATTCGTCGAAGGCGGGGTGCTGGGCGCTGGCCCAGTCAAGGTTGAAGCGGAGGGTGGAGACGGCGGCGTCGAGCTGCTGCTGGAGGGTGCCGCCGCGCGTGCGCTGGGCGCGGCCGTGGTCGGCCCAGTCGTCGACCCAGGTCTGCAGGATGGTGACGACCCCGCCCTTGGCGAGGAGGCTCAGCGGCTCGAGGCGGACGGGGATGGGGGCGGTGCGGGAGCCGGAGACGACCGGACCGCCGCTGCCGGAGCCGGGGGCGAGCTGCTTGCCGAGCTGGGCGTACAGGCCGCGGGCGCCGGCGAGGGCGAGGAGGTTCTCGTCGGTGCGGCGGATGCAGGGCCGGCACGCCTGCCGGTCGAGCTCGTCGTCGTAGAGGCCGGTGTGGCAGATGCAGCATGCGGGCTGGGAGTCGGACACGACGGGCTCCTTTGGTGCGGGCGAAGAGGTGGGTCAGGCGGTTCGGCGGGGCTGTGTGCCTCGCTGGCGCACTCGGGGCCAGACGGGGATCAGGCCGCCCGAGGGCTGCGAGGCGCTTAGGCGACCATCTGGGGGCCTTCTCGGGGCTGTTGCGGGGCGACCGATGACAGCAGGCCGCGCTGTCGGGCCGTCCGGACGGCTGCGGCACGGCGTTCGTCGCGGTCCATCCACGCGACGTCGAGCAGCCGGTACGCCTCCGACAGGCGGGCGGCAGCAGACTCGCGGGAGATGCCGACCCTGCGGCCCGCCTCCGCGAGCGACACTCCGTCGGCCACGGCTGCCAAGACAGCTACCTGCCGCGGGGTGAGCAGACGGTTCTGCACGGCCGGCGGGGTCCAGCGGCTGTCGAGGAGTCCGGTCAGCGGGATCCCGAATGCGTGGGCGATCGCGGCGAGGTGCCTCAGGCGGATGTCGACGGAGCCGGCTTCGAGTCTGACGATGGTTTGACGGGCAAGTCCTGTCCGGCTGGCGAGTTCCTCTTGGCTCCAGTGCCGGGCTTGCCGTTCGACCCGGAGGCGGTCGCCCATGTCGGCGAGAAGGTCGGCTTCTTGTTCGGTGATCACCCTTCGGCTCCTTCCGGGTATTGGTCGATCGGGATGGGGACGGTGACGGTGGGCTTCATCCAGCGGGGCAGCTGCCGGGGCGGGTCGGGCGGCGGGGCCGTGTCGCACGGCCCCGCCGCCCAACCCGGTGGCCACAGCGGCGGCTGGTCGGTCACGACGGGCCGTTGATCGCGCGGGCCACGGCGAGGGCGTCCGGTGCGACGCACTCTTGCCAGCCGGGGTGCGTGGAGGCTGCGAGGGAAGCGGCCGTGCTGCGCAGCCAGGCGGCGAGGGCGTGGGCGGTGGCCGGGCTGAGCACGGCGACCAGGTCGGAGCTGAGGCCGCCGAAGCCGTTTGCGAATCCGTCGCGCCAAGCGGTGGTCTTGTCGTAGGGCTTCCAGTAGTCGCCGGTGTCGAGTTCTTCCTGGGCGGCATCGGCCAGGTCCATCAGGGTCTGGGCGGCGGCCTTGAGTTCGTCGGCGGGTGTGCTCATCGGTTCTCCTTGGCGGCGGTGAGGGCGTTGCGGCGGCGTCCGAACGGCAGCGCGGACGGGATGCTGGTGCGGGCGATGAGTCGCTTGGCAGTCACAGACGCACCGCCCTGCCCAGAGCCTTCGCGTTGAGGTAGGCGGAGATCTTCAACAGCGCGGCCATGGATTTGCCGAACTGCTCGCCTTCCGCCCGGACGGCGGACGCAAAGAGCGCCGCGGTGGTCGGCCAGTCACTGTTGCAGTAGGCCGTGATGAACCGGAGCGCGAACGTTTCCGCCGGGTCACTCCCCAACCCGCCGGGGTGAACATCGGCAAGCGTCCACTCGCCCTCGGGGCGTTCGCCGTGGATTCTCTCCAGGGCAGTCTCGGCGGAACCGGCCCACCCGCCGCAGGCCAGGTAGAGGATCGACGGGTCCTTCGCCTCGAAGAGGATGGTGACGTTCCTCGAAGCACGGTCAAGGTCGCCGTCGAGGGTGTGTTGTAGCGCGTCGAGGGTTAGGCGCTTGGCTTCGTCTTGGGTCATGTGCGTCTCCTTCGTGGGATGCTGGGCCGGTGCCCGCCCCGTCTAAGCCACGGGGCGGGCACACGCGTTCACGGGCGGGGTCACGCGGCGCCGAAATCGAGGACGCCTTGCGCGAACCGCTCCTTGGCAAGGTCGTGGTAGGCGGGGTTGAGGTCGATGCCGATGTACTGGCGTCCGAGCTGCCGGGCTGCTGCTCCGGTTGTGCCGGAGCCGGAGAACGGGTCGAGGACGGTTCCGCCTGGGCGGCAGCCTGCCTTGATGCAGCGGAGTGGCAGGTCGATCGGGAACACCGCGAAGTGGGCCTGCGGGTACGGGCGGGTGGTGATCTCCCAGACGTCGCCCGGGTTGCGCCCCTTGGCGGTTCCGCCGGCCCCGTACACGCTGACGTTCCCGCCACTTCGACGCGCGGAGCCACCGACCTTGCCGCCGGGCCCTTTGCTGCCGCCGAACACGATTCCCTCGCTCAGGGCCTCCGGGCGGGCGAGCGGTTCACGGATCGCGTCGAGGTCGAACCAGTACCGCGGGTTCTTGGCGAACATGAACAGGTGCTCGTGCCGGGTGCTGAGCCGGTCTCGCACCGACTCTGGCATGGCGTTCGGCTTCGCCCAGATGATCTCGTTGCGGAGTATCCAGCCGTCGTCCTGTAGGGCGAATGCGGTGCGCCAAGGGATGCCGAGCAGATTCTTTTTTGGCCGGTCAGCCGGCTTCGACGGCATGTTCTGCATGAGCTGAACGCGACGACCTTGGAGTTGGCTCGTGCCGCCAGGGTCGGTGTGACCGCCTGCGGCTGCGTAGCTGTCGCCGAGGTTGAGCCACAGCGTTCCGTCATCGGCGAGTACCCGGCGGCCCTCAGCGAACAGGCCGCGCATCGTCTCGACGTAGGCCGCGGGTGTTGCCTCGAGCCCGTACTGACCTTCGGTGCCGTAGTCGCGCAGCCCGTAGTACGGCGGGCTGGTGACGATGCAGTCAACCGACCCGTCGGGCAGGGTGCGCAGCTGCTCGAGCGCGTCTCCGAGGAGCAGCGTCACCTGCTCGTCGCGGTAGTAGTCCACGGTTCTCCTTCGGTGGGTGCCGGTCAGGCGGCGGGTTTGCGGTTCGCCAGCTCGAGCAGGACGTCCGCATGGCACGGCTCGTCAAGCGGGCACCAGCACATGAGGTCGCGGCCATGGAGGAGGATGCGGAACAGGGCCCGGGTGCTCGCCCGCTTAGGTTCGCGAATCCAGCGGGCGTACCGGTCGGCAGCCTCAGCGCGCGCATCAGCGATGTCGTCCCAGCGACCGAGCGTGCGGCCCTTGTACTCGACGGCCCACGTGTCCAGGGGGCCGCCGCGCTGGGACGCTGCCGGGGCTAGGGCGAACGGGTTGCTGAAGCGGGTCGGTCGTCCGACGTACACGGCCCCTTCGGGCTTGCGCCAGCCCTTCGTGCGCTTGCGCTGGATACGGACGGGCTTGTCGGCCATCGGTGCGTCTCCTTCGGTCAGCCCCGACGGTCGGGGCGGGGGTTGGGGGTTGGGCCGGCGGCGGTCATGCGGCGCGGGCACCGTGCTCGAAGCGGGCTGTGCGACCGAGGGTGTAGGCGGCCTCAAGGCGCGGCATCGAGCCGAGCCGGCGGACGGGGAGCGCCTGAGTGAGGTCGTCATGCGGCTGCTTGCTCGATGTCCGGCAGACCGGTGCGAGCAGGGCGCCGCAGCTGCGAAGCCGCTGGTATTGCTCGGGAGTCACTCCCAGGGAACTGGTCACGGCATGCGGCAGGGTGTCCGGCACCGGCGCGAAGTGGTGGAGCCCGAACTGCGGTGCGGTGAAGTCGCAGGCCGCGTTGCACTGCATGACGCTGCGGCCGAGGACGGCTGACTGGCTGATGGTGAAGTGCGCGTGCGGCATGTCCAGTCGCGGGATGTCACCGAGGATGAGGATGTTGGTGCGGTAGTAGGGGTCGGTGCGGCCGAGGCCCAGCGTCGGGTGGACGGCGTCGAGCATGAGGCTGACGTCGAGCCGCTGGTGATCGCCTTTGACTTCAACCCACCAGCCGAGGTCGGTCAGATAGAAATCGGGAAGGTAGGGGCGGCGCTGCTCGCCGACCCGGTAGCCCTGGGGCTCGTACTCCCAGCGGACGCCGAGGGAGTCGAAGACAGTGGCCCAGCGGGCTTCGAGGCGGGACCGGAACAGGTGCCCCGCGTAGTAGGTCTCTATCGGCTGAATGGTCACGGCGTTCCTTCCTGGTTCGAGCGGCATTCGGGACAGGGGGGCGGGGTCGGTCCGGAGGCAGCGGTGCCGCAGGGCCAGGCGCCGGGGCGGCGGATGTGGAAGCAGGGCTTCTCGGGTTCCGGCTGGGGTCGCTGCTTGGGGACCTTGGGGGTGATCCCGGCGGCGAGGAGGAGGAGCGCTTTCAGGTCGCCTTGTTCGCGGGCGGCGGCGATGTCCTCGTCGGACGGCTCCCAGCTCATGTCTGGGCCATGTCGACGAACCGGGCGTAGTGGCCCTGGAATGCGGTGGTGATCGTTGCGGTGGGTCCGCCGCGGTGCTTGCCGACGATCAGGTCCGCTTCGCCGGCGCGCGGGGACTCCTTCTCGTAGGCGTCTTCGCGGTGGAGCAGGATCACGATGTCGGCGTCCTGCTCGATCGCCCCGGACTCGCGCAGGTCGGACACCATCGGCTTCTTCTCGGTGCGCTGCTCGGGTCCGCGGTTGAGCTGGGCGAGGACGACGACGGTGATCTGGAACTCCTTGGCGAGGAGCTTCAACTGCCGGGACATCTCGGAAACGGCGACCTGCCTGGACTCTGCGCGCGGGGCTTGCATGAGCTGCAGGTAGTCGACGACGACGAGCCGCAGACCGGCGGTGCGAACAAGATTGCGGACCCGGGCGCGCAGGGCCGGCATCGACAGGTTGGACTCGTCGTTGATGTGCAGCGGCGCGGGCTGGATCTTGGCGGCGGCGCGGGCCATGCGCTGCGTGTCGGTGGTGCTGCCGCCGACGATGCCCTGCTTGATGTGGTGGAGGGCGACCTGCGCTTCGGCGGACAGGATGCTGTTGCCGAGTTCGTCTTCGCCCATCTCCAGGGACTCGAACAGGGTGGGGATGCTGTTGCCGATCGCGGCGGCGCGGGCCAGGCCGAGGCCGAATGTGGTTTTGCCCATGGCGGGTCGGGCGCCGACGACGACCATCTGGCCGGGTGCCCAGCCTCCGCACAGCAGGAGGTCGAGGTCGATGAACCCGGTGGGGATCCGGTCTTCTTTCGTCGGCGGGGTGATGGCCCGCTCGAGGACGCCGGCGAGCAGGTCGCCGACGAGGGTGGTTTCGCCTTCGCTGGTTGCCCGGATGAGGCCGTCGACTTCGGTCTGGGCGGCGGCAACGTCGGCGTCGGGGTCGAACGCGGCACTGTTGCCTCGGAGGATTGAGGCGTGGCCGTGGGCGACGAGGCGGGCGGCGATGGCCTTCTTGGTGATCCGGTCGGCGAAGTAGCCCTCGGCGCCGGGCTGGGCGTGGTTGTACAGGTCGCGCAGCTGGTCTTCGGTGAGGGGCACGGTGGGGATGCGGCCGTCTGCGCGCCATGCCTGGAGTTGGCGGGCGACGGGCAGGTAGCGGATGTCACCGGCTTCGAAGGATGAGGCGAGTTCTTCGACGGCGTACCAGACCCAGCGGTAGCGGTCGTCGGTGAAGTCGGCGGGGTCGAAGCCCTGCATGGCGAGTTCGTCGACGATGGTGGGCCGGTTCATCGCGGTGGCGGCGAGGATCTGCTCGGCCTCCGGGTCGGCCGGCCGGGTGGGGATGATGGACTGCTCGTCGAGCGGGGCCTCCCAGATGTCGGCGCTCATGCGGCACCGCCCTTGCGGCGGTCGGCGCCTTCGAGGAGGAGGACCCCGCCGCGGCACATCTCGCCGAGCCGGGAGGCGACCCGGTCGCCGACGATGTGGCTGATCTGGTTCGGCAGCACATCGCAGGTGATGAGCACCGGCCGGCGGTTGATGTACCGCTCGTCGAAGATTTCGTACAGCCGTTCCTGGGTCCAGCCGGTGGGCGAGACGCGGGCGGCGGCGAGGTCGTCGACGTACAGGAGGTCGGCGCGCTGCAGGGTGCGGGTGAGGGACTTGGCGTCGTAGTCGCGGTTGTCGGGGCGCAGCGCGTCGAAGAGGGCGGTGGACCGCCAGGTCTCGATCGCCGGCATGCGGCCGGTGCGGTCGATGCGGACACCGAGCCAGCTGCGGGAGGCCTGCCAGGCGGTGTGGGTCTTTCCGACGCCGATCGGGCCGGTGAGGAACAGGCTCGGCGGGGTGTCGACCTTCTGTTCGGCCCACTGCTGGGCGGCCGGGTGGATCTGGATGGTGCTGCGGTAGATGGCGGGGGTGCGGTCGAGGTAGCCGTTGATGGCGTCCTCGCGGCGTTCGCGGAGCACCGACTCACGCGGGTCGGGCTGCTCATCCGAACTGAAGGGCACGGGCCTTCTCCTCTTCGGTCATCTGGTTGGGTGCGGTCTGCGGGCCGGCTGCGGCACCGCGGTTGCGTTCCGCTGCGGCCTGGCGGCGGAGGGTCGGGTACTTCTCGCGGAGCTTGGCCGGGGTGAGGATGTGGGCGTTCCAGAAGTCGCTGGCGTGGGCCCAGTCGATGGCGGCTATGGCCTGGTCCGGGGTGATGCCGTCGACGTCGATGAGGCGCCGCATGTCGGTGCGCCACTTGGCAGTGATGCGGGGCCGCTTGTCGCCGCCCTTCTCGATCACCGAGGCGAGGTGCTTGCAGACGCGTTCGACATCGTGTCGAGCCGGGGCGTCCTCGGGCTCCGTAGGAGTTCGAGAAGTCTTTTGTTCTTCTTCTGTCTCTGTCTCTGTCTCTGGTTCGCTTTTGCTTCGCGCTTGCTTCGCTTTTGCTGAAGCACTTGCTTCGCTGTTTGCTTCGGCTCCGGAGGCGGCGCGGCGGGACTCGCCGGAGCGCTTACCACCGCGCTGACCTGCGGCTGCTCGCTTGGCGCGGAGGTCTGCGACCTCTGCTGCTGAGCGCTGGTGCTCGAGGTAGTCGTGGATGACGTAGGTGTCGGCGCCTGCTTCGGGGCAGTGGGGGCAGTCGTGTTCGCCTTCGTGCCACAAGCCGACGCGTACCAAGGCCGAAGCACTTGCTTCGGGTTTGCTTCCGTCGGTCAGGCGGGGCACGAGCCGCTTCGGCAGGACACCGTCGGTGAGCTGGCGCGAGGCGTAGGCGAGACCGCAGATGTACAGCCAGCCGGCCTCGCCGCCCGCCTCGATGATCTTCGGGTGGTCCGGCAGACCGTCGTGCACCTTGACGTAGGTGCGCTTGTCCTTCTCGGCCATTGGGCTTCCTTCTGCGGGTGTGGATGGGGGATCGAGGCGCGCGGAACCAGGCCGTTATGGCGGCCATTTGGTGCGGTTGGCCGATCCCTCGGCACGCTTCGACTGTACCCCAGGGTGTGTAGTCACCCGCAATACATGAGAAGCACACTTCGAGTGGCGGGGGTGCCTAGTCACTGACGGGTCAGCTACTCTGTCGACATGACGACGAAGGGGACGCCCGGCCGCATGGTCCGCATCGAGAACGAGATGTGGGAGGCCTACGGCCAGCTGTGTGCCGAGGAGGGAACGTCGCGTGCCGACGACATCCGCCGGCACGTCCACTCGCGCGTCGCCGCCTGGCGCAAGGCGCAGGGCATTGAGGCGCCCAAGAAGCGCGTCGTGCGGGTGCCGCGGCGTAAGCCCGAGTCCGACTGACACGTCCCCTCCCTCCTTGGCCCCGCTGTGCGGGGCCTTTGTCGTGCGTTCAGGCGGCGAGTTGCTGGTCGTCGGCGGGTGCGGGGTGGCGGAGCATGGCCTGCTGGAGGTGCTGGCGGGTGACGCCGAGGCGGGCGGCGGCCTGCTCGTCGTCGACCCCGCACAGCCGCTTGATCTCGCGGGCATCGGCGGCGAGGTCGGCCTCGCGGGTGGACGCGGCGGCCCGGGCGGCGAAGGCCCGCTTGTTCCGCTCAAACTTGCCGAGGTGCTCGTGCTCGGCCATCCACTCGTCGTGTGCCTGCTGGCAGCGCTGGCACATGGGGAGCTTCTGCTGCCGGTGGGTCCAGTAGCCGCGGTCGGTGCCGCAGTAGCCGGTCCACTCGGGGCAGGCGTTCGGGTCGTCGATGTCGTCCCAGGCGCCGGGCGGGGCCCAGCCGCCCCGCAGCGCGCGGTTCTTGGACCGTGCAGATGTGCCGGTGCAGTTGACGAGCTTGCGGTATCCGCAGTCGATGCGTTCGGCGACGTGCCTCTTGACGACGGTGAGGCGTTCGTTCACCAGGTCGCTGATCATGGAATGCTCGACGCCGCTTGCTGCGGAGATGTCAAGGCAGCGATGGCCGGCGGCGAGCAGGGCGTGGAGTCGCCGGATGCTGCCGACTGCCGGGACCATTCGCCCATGGGGGATGGCGTCTCCGGCTCGCACGGCGAGGATCTTGTTGGCGGTGGCGCGGCGGCATTCGGCGATGCGGCCAGTGAGGATTGCGTGGAGCGTGGAGCTGGAGCAGCCTGTGGCCGCGGCCAGTTGGGACCACCCGGCATCAGCCTCGAAGAGGTGGCGGAGGTGGGCGGCGACCGGGGCGGTGTCGACCATGAGGCTGCGGCCGGTGGCGTTGAGGTAGCGGCGCCGCTTGTCGTAAGCGTTTTCGGCGGCCCGGCAGGCAGGGCAGGAGCATCCGGGGATGCCGGAGGAGGGGCGGCCCTTCGCCCGGGCGGTGGTGCCGTGGTCGGCGAGCGGCTTCACTGCTCCTCCTCCTTCTGCTGCTGTGCCTTTTCGAGGTGGTGTTGGGCTTCGATGACGCGGGCGCTGGGCGGGTCGGGCCAGATGCTGAGGCAGGTGGCGAGGTCGTAGGCGCGGCGGGCCTCGCGGACTTGCTCCATGACTTGCGCGGCGGTGCGCTTGGGCTGCGGCTGTCCGCCGGGGAGGCGGCGGAGGACGGCGGACATGCAGGCGCCGAGGATGATCAGCCAGCCGGCGGCGAAGACCCAGGAGACGGCGTTCACGCTGCTGCCTCCCGCCTGGCTGCGGCGGTGCCCTTCCACGTGCGGACGCCGGAGTGGTGCGTAGTGGGGCGGCTGGAGCAGGCCCAGCCAGCCTTCTTCACGTAGCCCTCGTCCTGCAGGAGGGTCATGAGTCGGCCCCAGTGGGCTTGCGGGTTCGGCGGGCTGGGGAGGTCGTGGGCGTCGGCGATCTCGTAGGTGGTGAACGTGCGGCCGGTGGCCGCGGCGGCTATGTACTTGGGCCAGACCTCGGCAAGCCAGGTTTCGTAGTCCTCGGCTTGGCGCTGCTGCTTGGTGTTCGGCGTGGCGGGGAGGGTGCCGTCGAGGGCGGGTTGGATGTGGTCCATGTCGGCATTCCACGTCGCGGCACCGACACTTATTGGTTTCACGGGACGTTTCACGATCTTGGTGGTGGTCACGGCCTGCTCCTGCGGGTGAGTGCGATGCTGGATTCCGGGGCCCCGCCTGTTTGCGGCGGGCGGGACCCCGGCGGTGAGTCAGTCGGCGGTGCCGGTCTCGAGCTCGCCGGTGATGTACGGGCCGGGCGCGTCGAGGGCTTCCGGCTGCGGGTCGCGGCGGACGGTGCCGTCCTGGGCGTCGGCCTGCGCCAGCTCGACGGAGACGGGCAGGAGCTTGAACAGCTCCCGCACGCACGTCTTCTTGGCCATCGCCTCGTAGTGGTCCTTCCAGGGGCCACCGTTCGGGAACGACGAGTGCTTGCGGTGCTTCTCGATGTCCTCCGGAGAGAGGACGACGAAGGCGGACCCGCCCGTGACGGTGGTGGCGACGGCGTAGTAGGCGATCGGCGTGCCGCGGTTGGAAAGGGCCGGCCGGTGCACGAGTCGCTGGTCGAGGCCGTACTCGTACTCGAAGTGGTCGCCCGAGTAGACGACCTGGGCGGACAGCGACTTGGCCATGGGGCTCTGCCAGAACAGCTTGGCCATGCCTCTGTAGCCCAGGACGAAAGTGACCTCGCCCTTGAACGGCACGAGGTACGCCTCGCCGGTCGGGCCGCCCGGTTCGACGCCGAGCTGGGAGCAGGTCATGAGCGCGCCAAGGAACGACTCAGGCGAGCATTCGCCGAGCTTCGGGGTGCGGCGCAGGGTGGTAAGGGCGATGCGGGCGACACGGTCTGCGTCCATGTGCTTGGGCAGGGCGCGGGCAATCTCCGGCTTCATGCGTTCGATCTGCTGCTGCAGGTTCGGTTGCTGCCCGTTGCCCTGCTGCTCGACCTGGCCGACGTTGGCGGCTCGGCGGGCGACGGCGTTGCTGGCGGTGGTCACAGGATCTCCAGGTGGACGTTGAGGGTGCGGGTGGGTGCGCCGCGGTACTGCTCGGGGTCGAGGTCGGGGTCGGCGTCGAGGGCTGCGGCCTTCCACGAGATCTGGCCCTTGCGGGGGCGCCAGCTGTAGGCGAGTTCGCCGCGGATGTGGACGTCGGTGGCGTCGCCGGCGATGGCCTTCAGGTGGTTCTCGGCGTCGGTGAGGGCGATATCCGCGGCAGCCATCTGCGCTTTGGCATCGGCCCGGATGCTGAGCCACTTCTCGACTTCGGCGGCGTCGGCGACGACGACCTTGTCTTCGGGGGTGGCGTGGAGCCGGTCGAGGAGTTCGCCGGTGGCGTGGCTGCCGTCGATCGGTGGGCGGACGCCGTCCTGTACCCAGCCCCAGAACTCGTTGGCGATGTTCATCAGGTCGGCGACCATTTGCTCGTCGCGTTCGATGCGGTGGACGATGGTGCGCTGGCCGCCGATAGAGGCTGCGGTGTACGCGAAGCGCCAGCCGGTGACGGCGAGCTGCCACTGAACCTGAACTTGCACTTCGGCGGGTGCCTCGTCGATCCAGTCCTTGAGGGCGTAGGACGAGCGAGTCTTGATCTCCAGTGCGCCCGTCTCGCCGTTCTCGACGGTGGCGCGGTCGAGGTTGACGAGCATGTGCGGATGACTGGGGAGCCGCAGCGTGCCGGGGTTGTCGATGGCGGGGAGTCCGGTCTTTTTGGTGAAGCGGCTGGCGACGAACGGCTCGAGCTCGTGACCCATCTCGGCGGCTTCTGAGAGGACGGGGTCGTGCCGGCAGGGCACGGGTTCGCCTCGCTTCTTCAGCCAGATTTCCAGCGGGCTCGTGTATTCGTTGAGGCCGCAGATGGCGACGATGTCGCTGCCGCCGATGCCGGTAGCGCGGACGGCGTGCCACTCGTCGGCCGGGGCGTCGGGGCCGAGGACGACGGTGGCGCCGGACGGGAACGTGACGGTCATTTGCCGTCCTGTTCGTTGAGGCAGTCTTCGCAGACGGGGCCTTCGGGGCGGCGGACGAACGGGCCGACGACGTCGGAGCAGCGGGCGCAGGTGATCACGCGGCTGCCTCCTGGCCGCCGGCGATGCGCTGCAGGCGGGCGACGGTGGCGGGGTCGGTGCTCTTCAGCTCGGTGACGAGGCCGGGGTAGACGGCGCGGAGCAGCTCGGTGTTGACGCGGTCGGCGCTATCGATGGCCTGCATGAGCTTCTGGGTGAAGCTGCCGGGCTGGGCGCCGCCGGGGCGTCCCCAGTGCCACAGGATGTGGCGGGCGGTCTCGGGGGTGACGTACTGGTCGACGGAGTCCATCGGGTTCTCC